TTGTGGCGGAGTTATAATTATGATTGATACAGTAACAAAAAATTATTTAAATGGACAATTTATAAATTACACTATGGTAAAAGATGGAGTTTCTTCTTCTGTACCACTAGACGAAGCAAACACAAATTACCAAGAAATCCAAGAATGGTCTGCAATAGAAGGTAATAACATTATCGACAACGGAGCATAGACCATGCTCGGACTAACTACTTTATCCGGTGCTCCAATATCGACATCGTTCTTTAGTCCAAATGTTTTAGTTAATGTAACCGGTAATCAACTAGCTATTAGTATTGGAACTGCTATAGCTACTACAAATGCAGACGCTTTACCTAGTGGTTCTAGAGTAAGTCTTGGAGCAGGGACAGTAACTGTTACAGGGACAGCTTTAGTAAATCCAACAGGTTCACAAGTAACTCTTGGAATAGGAAATTCTACAGTAAAAATAGATGTAACAGCAGCGGTTACTGGAAATGCATTGACCTTATCGACAGGAAGTGTTACAGTGGCTGGAGCAGCGTTAGTAAATGTCGCCGGATCTCAAGTAGCAATAGATTCTGGAGACCCGAACGTTATAACATGGGAAAATATTATACCTGGAGTTAATATGGTTTGGACACCAATTGATCCAACTTAAAAAATAAATTATGGCATCAAGTTATTCATCAGATTTAAAATTAGAACTTGTAACAACCGGAGAAAAAGCTGGTCTTTGGGGAACAATAACTAATACAAATTTACAAATTTTACAACAATCTTCATCAGGAGTTTTATCGGTAGATATGGCTGGAGCTAACATTACTTTAGCTTTAACAGATGGTTCGGAATCAAACGGTAAAAATATATTTTTAAAATTAACAGGCACTCTTTCAGCTAACAGAACTTTAACTATGCCTAGTGGTAGTGGAGTAACTAGACTATGGTTTATAGAAGACGCTACTGTTAGAGGAACTTCAAATAGAACACTAGACGTTTTAACTACTAGCGGAACAGCACAACCTATACCTCCTGGATCTACATTGATGTGTGTTTCAGATGGGGCTCAAACTACTACAACTCTTATAGAAAAAGGTTATGCAACAATTACAGATTCTAATTCATCCTACACAACAGTTGCAGGAAATCAAATTTTAGCAAATACTACTTCTAACCCTATTACAATAATTTTACCTGCTGCTCCAGCTACAGGAGATGAAGTTACAATTATAGACGCTAGAGGAACTTTTGGATCTAACAACTGTATTATTAACAGGAACAACAAACCTATTAACTCTGGCACAAGTAATTTAACATTAAATACTAATGGTCAAGCTATTACTTTGGTTTTTGTAGATTCTACAAGAGGCTGGGCGTATAAAACGAACACAGCGTAAGGAGCACGGACCATGGCTCTTACTTCCATTAAATTTTTACCAGGTGTAAACAAACAAGATACAGCTGTAGGTGCAGTTGGACGTTGGGTAGAATCAGATAACGTAAGATTTAGATATGGACTTCCAGAAAAAGTTGGAGGTTGGTCTTCACTTACTTTAGATACAATTGTAGGTGTCTCTAGAAAACTACATTCATTTGTTGATTTAGAAGGTAACCGTTATGTTGCAATAGGTACTGATAAATTTTTACTTCTTTATTTTGAAGGACAACTTTTTGATATAACTCCTTTTCGTAGCAACAATGCTGGAGTTCAAACAACCTTTACCTCTTCTACATTAGCCACAAATAGTACTTCAAATAAAACTTGTACGATCACAACTACGTCGGCGCATGGTTTAAAAATTGGAGATATAATTTTATTAAATTCTGTAACACTACCTAGTGGAACAGGACTATCTGCTGCTAATTTTGAAGACAAACTATTTCAAGTTTTAACAGTACCCACTAACACTACATTTACAATTGATTCTTTAAACCAAGCAACTGGAGCAGTGTCAACTGGAGGTACTATGATTGTAGAACCTTATCAATCAGTAGGACCTGCACAACAAACTTATGGTTATGGTTTTGGTATTTCTCAATATGGAGGCCCTGTATCAGGAGCCTTGGCCACTGCTTTAAATGGAGTTTTAACTGCGGATACTGCAGGAACAGCGGGACAAGGAACTACAATTAATATTGTATCTAATACAGGATTTCCAACTGCAGGAACTATAGCAGTTGGTAATGAATTAATTTCTTATACAGGAAAAGGTACGAATACTTTAACTGGTATTACTAGAGGAGCATTTGGAACGGCTACTACTGGAACATCAAATGGTCAAGCTCATGCTACTGGATCTGTAGTTACTGATGCATCAGATTATTCTGGTTGGGGTTCAGCTGTTCAAGCATCGACAGTTACTTTAGAATCAGGTCTATGGTCATTGAGTAATTTTGGTCAAGTACTTGTTGCAACTATTTCTAATGGTAAAACTTTTACATGGAACTCAGGTATTGCTGCAAGGTTTACAACAAGAGCATCAACAACAACTTCAGGGTTTGAAACAGCTATAGCAACGGGTGTAGGTAATCCTACTGCTTCAAGATTAACTTTAATATCACCAACAACACGTCACTTAATTCACTTTGGAACAGAAAATGATATTGGGGATGCTACAACTCAAGATGACATGTTTGTAAGATTTTCAGATCAAGAAGCTATTAATGCTTATACAATTAAAGCAACTAACAGTGCTGGTTCACAAAGATTACAGGATGGTACTAAAATTGTAGGAAGTATTGTTGCTAAAGAAAATATTCTAGTTTGGACAGACAACGCATTATATACAATGAAATTTGTAGGAGCACCTTTTACATTTGGGTTTGAACAAGTTGGTACTAACTGTGGATTGATTGGTAAAAATGCAGCTGTTGAAATTGATGGTGTTGCTTATTGGATGTCTAACAATGGTTTCTTTTCTTTTGATGGTACTGTTAACTCGTTAGCTTGTTCGGTTGAAGATTATGTATTTGGCGATTGTGATACAACTAAAGGTCAACAGATCTGTGCAGGAATAAATAATTTATTTACAGAAGTAACTTGGTGGTACCCTACCTCTAATTCAAATTTTAATGATAGGTATGTTGTATTTAACTATGGTGAATCTCAAAAAGTTCCAATGGGTAATTGGTACACAGGAGTTAACACTAATTCAATTAGAACATCTTGGATTGATTCTTTAATCTATCCAAAACCTTATGCTTCTAGTTATAATTCTACAGCTAACGGTACTTTTCCTAACATTATTGGGGAAGAGGGATTAGGTAGAACTACATTATTTGAACACGAAGTAGGTACTGATCAAGTTAATCCTGATGGTTCAACTACAGCTTTAACTTCAACTTTACAATCTTATGATATTGCTTTACAACAAGAACAACCAGAAACATTTTTAGCTATGAGAAGATTTGTACCAGATTTTAAAACATTGACAGGGAATGCAAACGTTACAATAGGTTTAAAAGATTACCCTTCTGCAAGTATTGAAGAGAGTACACTAAGTCCTTTTACAATTACATCTTCTACAACTAAAGAAGACACTAGAGCAAGAGGAAGATATGCAAGTTTAAAAATAGAAAATACCGGGTCTGGAGAAAAATGGAGATTCGGAACATTCTTAATTGATTTACAACCGGATGGAAAAAGATAATGACAAGAGTTGTAGTAAGATTACCTGAACCTAAAGAAGAATATAGTGAAGATAATCAAAGACAAATAAATAGATCATTAACTTCTATTGTTGAACAGTTAAACTCTACATTTTTAACTCAATTAAAAGAAGATGCAGAACGATACACTTGGTTTGGATTAGGATAACATGGCAAATATATATTTAAATTCTAAAAAAGATTTAACCACTACAAATACTACAAATTTATATACTGTACCTTCGAACTCTAGAGCTATTGTAAAATCAATATTAGTTAGCAGTGATAATGGAAGTGCTACTACAATTAGTGTAGATTTGTTTGATGGTGATCCAGCAAGTGCTGCTAAGTTTACTTTGTTCAATGCTAAGGCTGTAGCTGCTAATGCATCAGATCAGCTATTGACTGAACCTTTGATTATGTTAGAAAATGAAGTATTAGAAGTAACAGCAGGTGATGCAAACAGATTGTTTGTAGTGTCATCCATACTAGAAATTAATAGAGAGGATAGATAATGTCATTTATAGAAACAGAAGCAAGCAAAAGACAAGAGATAATTAACGGTAAAAGTGTTACAGTGGTTATTCCTAAATGTGAGGTAACTTTAACTAATACACAAACAGGACAAGAGTATATGTCTGATGCCGAAGCATTAGCTGATGTACAGAACGTTAATACTGATACTAAACCTGAACATATCCGTAGAGATGTTAATGTAACCGTAGAAGATATTAATTTTGGTGCAGGTTCGGAGTTGTAAATTAAGTAAAAATAAGGTATTTTAATAAACATGGCAATTACAGATATTATAGAAGAAAAAGAACTAACGGCTGGTGCTCCAAGCATCAAGTACGAAGGAGATATGAACCCGGACCAAGGATCAGGGATCATGGAAATGTCTTCTATGGAGTCAGGCCAAGCAGCAACTCTAGAAGAAATTTACTTTGAGTTAATAGCTGACGGCATGGATCCTGAATCAGCTTCAATAAAAGCTAGAGAAATTTATAAT